TTGCCCTTGCCGGTGGCGTGCTTCTTGATCGTGCCGACCGGCACGCCCTGGTACGGGATCTGGTGGTGCTCGCACCACGCGGTGAGCGTGGCGAGGAACCCGCCATAGGCGTGCGCCGCATCGGTCGAGACGTGGCGGCGCACCTCCTCGAAGTGAAGGCAGTCAATGGCGTCGCAGGACTGCTTGATCTCGGTGAGCCAGCGCTTGAAGCGCAGGAAGCGCATGCCGCCGCCTTCGAAACGCTGCGGACGGAAGCTCTCGGAGCCGCTGGTGATGTGGCCGTCGTTGCCGCGCAGCGCCCAGCCGGTGGTGGTGCCCAAGTCGAGGGCAAGAATGGTGATGGTCATGGTGTCAGTCCTTGTTGGGTGCTGGTCTGACGCAGCTGACACTGCATGTCGAAACTCTCCATGAGGCGCGCACACGCGCACGCGTATAGAGGGTTATGTGCAAAAGCGTCAGCTGCGTCAGACGAGGTGTTTTTCATGGGGTCAGTTGTCCGCGTAGGGGGTGTAGGCGGGCATCGGCGGGTGCTTGAGGCCAATGCCCTGAAACCCGCGTACGCCCATGCCGTTGCGCCACTTCTCGATCCCGCGTGTGATGAGCAGATCGGAGAAGCGTCGTTGCGCGCCGATGAACTCCCCGGCGGACTCGGCCCACTGCTTCCAGTCGGTGAACAGTTCGGCGGTCAATGACTTGGCGTTGGGTTCGCGCACGCAGCGTTCATCCAGCCAGCGACCCAGCGCGTCCTCGGCCTCGAAATACTCCTCGGTGGCCGACACCACGCAGGCGGGCGGCTTCAAGCCATCGCGTTGCCACGCAAGGCAACCAGCCACGGCCCACGCCAGAATCCCATCGCGCTCGGCCAGCAGTTTCTCGGTCAGCCTGCCATCGTGCCGCTCGGGCGGAATCGTCACCGTGAGGGGAATCATGTGCATCCGCCGCTTCATCGCTTCGTCGATGTTGCGGATGGCGGGCTTGTGGTTGCCGACGATGACGGGCTTGAACTGCGGCGTGTACTCGAAAAAATCCTGGCGCATGAAGCGTGCGGAGATCTTGTCGCCGCCGGTGATGGCCTTGACCTTGGACTCGTTCAAGCGCCGACCCTGCTCGGTTTCGATGGCCGTCACGAAGCGCGCGCCGCGCAGGCCTGCCAGATCAGTCGGATGGCGGTCACCACGCGTTTCGACAAAGGTGTCCATCGACGCCGTGGCGGCGTAATCGCCGAGGATGGTGCTGATGACGTTGGCGAACACGCTCTTGCCGTTGGCACCGGTGCCGTACAGGAAGAACAGCGCGTGGGCACTGGTCACGCCGGTCAGGCAGTAGCCAACCATCCGCTGCAGATAGGCCTGCAGGTCAAGATTGCCGCCCGCGATGTCGGACAGGAATGCCATCCACTGCGGGCAGTCGCCACCCGGCGTGGCCGTGGTGATCTTGGTCATCCGGTCGGTGCGGTCATTTGCACGCTTGCGACCGCTCTTGAGATCGACCACGCCACCGGGCGTATTGAGCAGCCACGGATCGGCGTCCCATTCGTCGGTGGTGGCCGCGTGTCTGCGGTCGGCCCGTGCCAGCCGCTCGACGCCGCCAACCGTACTGGCACTGGCCAGCTTGGCGGCGACCTTGGGGTTGTCGGCGCGCACGGCGGTTTGGCGGCAAACGCTGCGGATCAGATCGGTCGCTGCCAGCGTGTCCTCGGTGCGCCAGCGTTGCCCGTCCCAAACGAGCCAACGCCCCCAGGGCGCGACGTAGCGCCAGTCACGGTGGTAGCGCCGCGTGAAAGCCAGCGCCAGCGCGTCCTCCGTGCCCCAGACGGACTCATCGCTGCCAACCACCGGGTCGGCGTCATCGGCCAGGTCGTGCATTTGCATGCGCGGGCCGTGGGTCAGGAAGGTGGCGACATCAAAGCCTTCGGCGATGGCATCGGCCGCATCCCAGCCTTCCGGGGCATCCTCGGGTGGATACAGGACGTGACAAGACTTCGCGCCTGCCGCCAACACAGCCTGCGCCGCTTGGGCTGCGTACTCCCAGCCCGGTTTGTCGCGGTCAGGCCAGATCAGCACGGCCTTGCCGGACAGCGGCGACCAGTCGGTCTTGTCGACGGGGGCGTTCGCGCCGTGCATCGCGGTGGTCGCCACTACGCCCGCATTGATCAAGGCCTGCGCGCATTTCTCGCCTTCGACCAGCACCACCTGCGCGGCACTGACCATGCCCGGTTGGTTGTACAGCGGACGCGGATCAGGCGGAGCCATCTTGTGCCGCTTGGCATCCCAGGGGCGGAACTGCTTCTTGCCACCGGGCGGGTCGTAGCGGTACACCACCGCGATCAGCTTGCCACTGGCGTCGAGGTAATCCCACTTCGCGGTCGCGGGGCCAAGTTCATCAACCGGTGCGGCTTGCTTTTTGCCTTTGCGCACCGGTGCAGAGCGGGCACGCCCGAGCAGATCGGCAGCGGCATCCAGCACGCGCGGGAAATCGTGGGCCACATCGACACCGAAGTGATTGCCGATCAGCGCGTACACATCACCGCCGGAATCATCGGCGCGATCCGTCCAGAGTCCTGCCTTCTCGCCGTCGAGCACCACTTCGAGGCTGTCGCCCGGGCTGCCCAGCACGTCGCCGATCAGGAAACGCCCACGGCGTTTCTTGCCTGCCGGGAACAGCGTGAACAGCACGGACTCGAGGCGCGCCAGCAACTCGGCGCGCAGTTCTTCGCGCTCGGCGTCGCTGAGGGTGCGGCGGCTGCTCTCGGGCGGTGGCGCAGTGTCGTTGAAGTCGAGTGTCATTCGGCCTCCCCGACGGCGGCACCCGCATCGTCAACAGCGCGTCCTTGAACCGCCGCGCTGCGCGTCGCCCATGCCGACAGCTCAGACAGGCGATAGCGCACCAGGCCACCCATGAGGTAGTGCGGGATGCGGTACTTGCTGCGCATCGCGTGATCGGCAAACCAGTAGTACGGCAGGCGCAGCGCGGCCGCTGCCTGCTTGGCGTCGATCATCGGCTCGACGCCTACTGTCGCTGTGATGTGTTCGGTCATGCTTGCGTCCTCCAGCAGCGGTCTTGCCATGCGCACATCCGGCATTCGAAGTGGGTCGGGTCATGGAAGGCGCGCGGCAGCAGTTCGCCTGCCTCGGTGGCCGAGATGACCTTCGCCGCCCGATCCGACATGCGCTGGGCCAGCGCCGCGTCAAAGGGCACGAGTTCGGTGTAGATCTCCATCGTGTCGGCGTTGAGCGCCGTGAAGATCGCCGGGTGCTCGTGCAGTTCGAGATAGGCTTGGTAGATCGCCACTTGCGCGGCGTAGATGGGCTTGGAGATGGCCAGCCCTTTTTTCTCCAGATCGCTCCAGGACTTGTTGCCCAAGCATTTGCATTCCCACAGGGCCGGATAGGCGAAGCTCTCGGGGCCGCCGACGATGACGCCGTCAACGTGGCCCTGCAGGCGGCCATCGGCCACCGAGAAGCCGAACTGCTCGCCGTCAGCCTTGCGGGTACGCAGGTCGAACCCCGCGTCCTGCAGCCACGCGACCATGCAGTCCTCCATCACATGGCCGCGTTCGAAGATGCGCAGAATCCGGCCCTGCACATCTCGCCCGTGATCGATGGGAGCCTTGGCGTACTCGAACTGCAGCGCACGCTCGCAAGCCACCCCGAGGCGCGAGGCCCCGAGGTATTGGCGCTCGGACTGGCGGGCATGGGCCTGCTGCATTCCGGCGTCGACCAGCGCCGTGAGCTGCCCGGAAAGGCTCGATGAAGCATTGAAATCCAGCATCACGGCCTCCTCAGAACGGAATGTCGTCGTCGAAATCGGCGAACGGATTGGCTGCATCCGGTGCCAGCGGATCGGGCGTGGGCGGCAAGCCCCGCACGGGTGGGAACTTGGTGGCCTCGTGGTGCGCGGCCATCGCATCCGACCAACAGGTGACGATGGCGTCGATTACTTGCAGCGCCTCGGCCTCGGTGTAGTCGCCCAGCGGCTTGGTAAAACCGATCTCACCCGCCGCTGCGCCGAAGGCCTTGAGGCACTGGCGCATGGCGGCCCGTTCGATATCAGACGGATCGATCATGGCGACCTCCGTCCTGTCGATACGGCCTTCCTTGGCGCGCTGCCAGTTGCCGTACATCTGGTGAAAAATGTCCTGACAGCGGCGCGAGCAGAACACCCAATCGAGCACGTAGCGGCGCGGGTCGGCGGTCTTGAACCGGCCATCGGTGTGACCGTAGCCGCGAGCTTGGCGTTTGCAGATCCAGCATTTCATGGCGCACATCCCTGTGCGCCACCCTGCGGGCGGCCTGCGGCCGTGCAAATTGGTTCCTGATCATTTGTCATCACCCCCCTCACTGCGCCCACGACGGTTTGCCCGTCACGGGTGCGCGTTGAGCAGGCGTTGCCTGATAGGCCGGGGCTGCTGCCTGCGCCGGAGCGCCGGAGTTGCCGCCGCCGGATGCTTTGGGCGGCACACCCAGCAATTTGGCGTAGTCGGGGTGATCAGGTTCGACCGCGACCTTGACCACGTTGCGATCCAGACCCTTGCCGTCTTTCTCGATGTCGACGCGGGCGAGGAACTCCAAGCCATCCAGTTCGTGGAAGCCCTGGATGCGGCGCGCGGCGGCAGCCTGCGGGCTGTTGTCTTGCGGATGGACATTGCGGGCGCTGTTGAGCGCGGCGCGGATGAAGCTGCGCCCCATCTGTCCCCAGGTCGGGCCCTTCTGTGAGAGCAGGCCGATGTTCGACCACATCTTGCGTTTGGCATGGTCGCCTGCGGTGACCACGAACTCGGTGGCCAGATAGACCGAGCCGGTATCGAAGGACTGGG